TTGTTAGACTTCCGCCTAATGTTGTGCCATTGACTCCATTACCTGCAATAATATGACCGGGTGCATTTAAGTTGCCTGATGTTTTATTGAATGTAAATCCTGAAATACCTGCGTAATCACTTCCGCCGTCATTAAAGATGACTTGTGTATCTGTACCTTGGGCTGGAACTAATGTTGCTGTGTCCCATGTTAAAACGCCCGATCCATCAGTTTTTAAGAATGCTCCATTGACACCACCAGTAACTGTTACGTTACTTACTGGTCCTAAGTTAGATGTGCTGTTAAAGTCTATGTTGTTATCAAAACCACCTGATACAGACATCGAACCTGTTACTGCTACTTCTGTGCCTGAATTGTTAACTTGTAATACGTTTGCTGTTCCACCAACTGTAACTCTGAATGGTCCGTCAGTATCAAGTCTTGCTTCACTTGTGCCGTTTTCGATATAAGAACCTGTTGATACAGATATGTTTGATAGACCGCCACCGTCACCAGTAAATGTACCAGTTGTAGTTACGTTACCTGCACTAAGATTACCTGAAACATCTAATGAACTTAATGTTCCTACAGATGTAATGTTTGATTGCACAGCATCGACTACTGCATTTGCTGTACTTGCATGTGTAGCATTTGCTACAGTACCTGATACATTTGCGCCATCTACTGCATTTGCTGTCGCGGCAAATGATACTTCTCCAGATACATTTGCCCCTGCAACTGAATTTGCTACTTGTGCGAATGTAACCTCTCCAGATACATTTGCTCCTGCTACAGCATTTGCTGTTCCGGCAAACGATACTTCTCCTGTTACATTTGATCCTGCTACTGAGTTAGCACTATCTGATGATACTGCATGTGTAGCATTTGCTACAACTCCTGATACGTTACTTCCTGCAACACTATTGGCTGTGCCTGCAAAACTAACTTCGCCTGTTACATTAGAACCGGCTACTGAATTTGCTACTTGTGCAAAAGGAACTTCTCCGGATACATTTGATCCTGCTACAGTGTTAGCAGTTGCGGCAAATGCAACTTCACCTGATATATTTGCTCCAGCAACACTATTTGCTGTTGCCGCAAATGCAACTTCACCAGAGACATTTGCTCCGGCTACTGCGTTAGCAGTTGTTGCAAAACTTACTGTGCCAGAGACATTAGATCCTGCTACTGAATTTGCTACTGCTGAGAATGCTACTTCTCCGCTTACGTTTGCGCCTGCTACTGCGTTTGCTGTTGCAGAGTTAGTAACTTCTCCCGTTACATTAGCGCCTACTATATTTGATAATCCGCCGCCATCACCAGAAAATAAACCTGTGTTTGCTGTGAATGCTGGTGACGTTACTGTTGATTGAACGTCTAGTGTTGTTAAAGTACCTACTGATGTAATGTTTGGTTGTGCGTTAGTATATACTGTACCTGCAACAAGTGCATTTGCTACTTGTCCTGTTACATTTGAACCTGCTAATGCTGATAAACCGGCACCATTACCACTGACATTAGATGCCGCTATAGCACCTGTTAATGTTATGTTATTAGCATCTATGTTGCCGTTTCCAGATGATGTGTTTGCTAATACATATCCAAAATCACCTGATAAATTACCTATGACTGTGTTACCCTGAATATTACCTGACACTACAACGTCAGTAATATTTGCTATTGTATTGGGTAAGTCAATATATAATGTTTGAGTAGAATCTGTGATAGTTGCAGATCCAGGTCCTGTTCCTGGAGAACGACCTACTGATAATGTTGTTGAAGAAAACTGTACACAAGCAATGTTTGCACCTAATACAACGTTCCCAACTGGGGAACCGTTTACTAAGTATACTCCGGGTCCTGCAGTTTTGTTTACTGATACAACTGCTTGATCACCTAACCCTGCAAATACTTCTGTAAAATTTAACTGAACTTTTTCAAACGCCGATCGTATTGCATCTGCATCTGGATCGTCAGGGAATGCTCCGAAGTCAATATTTCTTTGTGCCATAGTAATTCTATCCTAATATTAGTATTTATCAATCTTAGTTCTTATTACTTAGATAAAAAAATACCCGACTGAGCCGGGTATTTAAGTGGGTACAACGAGTTTTCTTGTTATTTTAGACTATCTAATTTGTTTAGAATAGTTGCAAATCCATCAGATGACATAACAGAACCTTCTTTAACTAAGTCAGCACCATTGTAGCCCATTCTGTCTTCTTGACCAGCAATGACCGGGATAGTTGTTTGTCCTGTTGACTTCTGTTTGTTAATTCCACCAGAGATTACTTTAGTCATAAAGTCGATATCTTGTTCAAATGAAGTATCGGTGCCGTTTTTACCTGCATCGTTAGCCCATTCATCAAGTTTTTCTTCTTTCATGTCTCCACATGCTTCATCAACGTCTTTCTCAGAATCGTCTTTCTTACCTTTCTTTTTATCTTGGTATGCTTTAAGACCTGCTGGTATTTTACCTTCTTCTAAATCGTCTTCTTCAGATTCTGCTACTTTGAATTCTCTCTGATCATCAGTTTCCATCTCAGTGATTTCTTCGTTTTCACCGTCGTTTACAGAGTCCTTAGGGGCATCCTCTGCGCCTTCTTTAGTTAAAAGTCTCTCATCATCATGTTGTGATAATGGCTGAGTAGGTTCTTCTGAAGATTCTACACCTACTTCTGCTAGTAAGTCTAAAGTTCTAATAGTTTCTTCTAATGACTTAGGTTTATTGTCGTCTTCTTTGTCTCTCTTACCGAACTTGCCTCGTGAATCATCTCTGCGATCTTTTTCACTCTGTTTCTTACCAGATTCTTTACCGTCTTTCATACCGAGTTGTTCGTCTTCTCTGTCATCATAGCCTTGCTTTTCATCTAACTGAGCAAGTTCATCTAATTGTGCAAGAGTTTCTTCTAATGATTTTTCTCTATGCTCTGAATCTCTCTTACCAAATTTACCATAAGAGTCATCTCTACGTGCTTTGTCTGATTGTTTGTGATCTGATTCTTTTCCAGTTCTCATGCCTAATGACTCATCTTCTTTGTCATCATAGCCTTGTCCTTCTTTAGAGATTTCTCTGTGTTCTTCGTCACGTTTGCCGAACTTGCCATATGAATCATCTCTACGGTCTTTCATAGATTGATGCTTACCTGACTCTTTACCAGTTCTCATGCCTAATGACTCATCTTCTTTGTCATCATAGCCTTGATCTTCTTCCATGTGATGCTTATCTTTGTAGTCATCATATTCTAAATCTTTAGTGACATCTTCTCCATCTCTACCTGAATGTCTACGACCGTCATAATGTGCATCATGTGCAACTTCTTTACCTGCTCTTTCAGCATGGTCGTCCATTTCTGCATCTGATTCTTCTTTCATGGAATCTCCACAACCTTCTTCCATGTTGTGTTGGTCGCCACATGATTCACATGCCGCATCATCTACTTGTACATCAATGTCAGTACCAGGTGCTTCTACTTCATCTTCATAGTCACCGTCTACGTCTACAATACCCATTAACTTGAGCATGTCATCGTGTGAACCATTAGGCTCAACTTCTACTTCAGGACTACCATAGAATGATACGTCTCCTACTGCAGGTTGTTCTACATCTACAACCTCTGCATCGCCGTATTGCCCTAAGCCTACGTCTTTAACAAACTTGATTAACTTGTCTGCTTCTGCATCTGTTGCGTTAACACTAACTCTGTCTGGTTGATTTTCTTCACCTTGAGTGATAGACATTGTATAGCCTTCATCAAGTTTGGTTTTTGTTGATTTTTTACCTTCAACTAAATGAGAGTTTAATTCTTTTTCTAAAGACTCAAAAGTCCATGCATCTTCTTCTAATTCTGCGGCTTCTGATGTCTTTGTATATTCTTTTCCGCCTACTGTAAACTTGTCACCTTTTTCTTTTCCTACCATTGCGCCTGAGAATGCGTTGCCTTCGTCCATGTCATCTTCATCGATGCCTTTACGTGCTACGGTTTGTGCGTCCCAGTCATATTTGTCATATGCACCGTCATCATCAGCACCAACGTTTCCGTCTGGAGAAGATTCTGCTTCGCCCATTGCACCATAAGATGCCATAGTATCTACGACTTCATCTTCGCCTTCTTCAAATACGCCATCGCCAGTTAATTTATCACCTGCGATTCCACCTAATGCCGCACCTGCTGCCTTACCTATAGTTGCTCCAGGGACACCACCGATTGAACCACCGATTGCTGTGCCTGCCATGCCACCTAGTTTAGATCCTGCAATAGCACCGCCGACTCCACCGAGTACGCCTTCTTCCATACCTGCGATTGGTTGTTGTCTAATTCCCATACCTGAAGTATCTGAAGTATCAAAACCATCTGTAGCATCAAGACCAGCCTTAGCATCTTCATAAGTGTTCTTCATGCCACATGCTTCATCAAGACCTGTCTTGTAGCCTTCGTGGTATGCTCTAGCACCTTCAGAACCTGCATCATGTGGACATGCATAAGATCCTTTACATAAACCATGAGATTTACCCATGTGCTTTGCGGCCTTCAGAATATGCTCTGCGCCTTCTTTTAAGTTTGTTTTAGTATTTTTAATCATAATAGTAAGTTCTTCTTTATTGCACTTAGGGTGCAGTTGTTGTATTTGTGATGTAGACAAACCTTCTGAACACATAGATTTCACTTTTGAAATACTAGGTAGTTTACTTGATTTGCTTACTTTACCTTTTGCCTTTTCTTTTACAAGTTGAGGTGTGTCAGCATCGTTGGCTGCCAAAGCGGCGTTTGCCGCGGCGTTGCCTCTTTCATCGTTAGATGAATTATGTGAACCGTCATCTGCTGGATATTGAGCACCTTCTTCAAATGTTAAGGGAGATGCTTGTCCTGGACCTTGTGGGGGCATTTCGCCCTCTTTCATCTTGCCTAATGTTTTAGCAAGACTTGCTTGTTTCTCTGTTTTTGCTGGGAAGTCATCTTTGTTTGCTAATACTTTGTTTGCAAATGCTTTAGTAGTCATTCCGTGACTTTTTGCTTTCTTAGTGAAAGCACCTTTGTTTTTAGTTGCGCCAGCAATCCAATCTTTTGCTTCTCTGATTGTTTCTTCGTCATCATCCATTACTTTGTCTAAGACTTTTTTACCGCCATATAGCAATGCTACTGCGGCTAATAACGGAAGACCATATGTTGATGCTGTTCTTTTAACTGTATCGAATGCGGCGTCACCTATTGCATCTCTAATCATTCCACCTGCACCGTCACCCAATGCGGCTATTTTTTCGGCGCCTTGATCAAACATAAGTTTACCTGAATCAATCATATCATTCAGGCCGCCAAATGTCCTATTGGTCAGATCATAGATTTCGACGGCGCCGTCTTTGACATTGCCTGCTAATTCTCTACCTTGTTCTGTGCCGGCTGTAGCACCAACTGCCGCAGTTTTGATTGGGTTCTTTGCCGCATATTTCGCTCCGGCCTTTGAGATTCCACTAATCATCTGAGCACCACGTTTTGCTAACCAAGGACCTGCCACTCTAGCACCAGTCATAAGTGCTGGGCCTAATGCCGCTAAAGGAGCAAGTTCGTCAAGTTGCTCGTCTTCTTGCATTTCTTGACCGATAGTTAATTCGCCCTTGTCAATTGCTTGTGACATTTGATTTGCAACTTGTGGGTTAGACACAGAGCCGATTGCTTCACCGTCTTTGTGAATTGTTTGTGCTCCAGGCTTTGCTGGTTCTAATGATAGTTCTTCAAAGACATTTTTCAATGAAGGAAGATTTAATTCGTTTGTTATTGGCTCAACAACTTCTGCTGATTCAGTTAACATGTTACTAGGTCTTTTAGTTTTTTTCTCAACGACAGGTTTCTTTTCTTCACCCTTTAAAGAGTCTAGTTGAGTTAAAATATCTTTAAAATCCATAATGTTATCCTTAGTACCCTGCTGATGTTTCAGGTTTGGGTCCTCTTTTAACGTCAGTCATTGGACTCTTTTGACCTTTAATTGAATCATCTGTCCAAGGCTTCCAAGGATCAAAAGAATCTTTAGTGTTCTTTTGATCTGCAGGTAAACCTACTTTACCTACGTTTTTATGTTCTGCGTGTTTGTGAATGCTGTCTAAATACTTATCACCGTATTCTTCACTGGCTTCTTTTCCATTGTCATTCATTTCTTCATTTTGTAAGAGAGGTGTATCTTTCATTTCATTTTCATAACCGACCATTTCTTTATCAATGCTATCATCAAACATTGTATTGACCATTCTTACATAATTGATATTGTGACCTAACAGTTGTGCTAACTGTTGAATCATTGGCTCTGTTACGGGATATGCAAACTGACACTTAAATATGTGTACTGGTTCATTTGAAAGATTGGGGAAACCATATGGTGATTTCATAATCGGTGTTGATGTTGGGCCTTTAATTTCTTTAGGCTCAAACTTGTTTAAGTTATGTTTAAATAACTCTAAGAAATTTTTGCTACAGTCACCAGCAACTTTGATTGTACAATCATAAGTATGAACCGATTCTGCAATGTAATGTTTTAAACTTTTCATATTGTATAGTTCCCGTATAATATATTTATCATTCCTCTGTGTTTTTTGCAGATAAAACTCGTAGTAATTCATTACGATCTAAGTTTTGAGCACCATCACCTAAGGGTATATTTTCTATTTTTTCTTCTATTTTTGCTTGACGTTGATCTAATGTTGCTTTCTTTAATTGTAAATCAATCATTTTTAATTTTTTGTTTAGTTTAGCAGTCTTAGCAGTAATAGCATGATTCAACATATTACTAGCAACACTAAAAATGTCACCGCTGAAACGTGAATCAACTTGCATTCCTAAATCCATTAAATCTTGGAAACTTGTTTCTGCTTTCTTACTAAGTTCATCCATTTCTCTATCAGATGCTTCTAGTCCTCTAACTGTAGGTAAAGCAGTTTCGATCTTTTCTAAATTGTTTAATGCTTCTTTAGTAACTTCTTCTGCTACTCCAGGAATAGGTTCATTCAGTTCATTTTCGTCACTGGATGCCAAGTCAAATAATTCTTCAAGTTTTTTTGTCATACATCTATTTAGTTACTTTCCACGCCCATTGTAGAAAAGGTCATCTTCTGTAACTACCCTAAATTTAATACCTTGTGCTTTACAGAATGCTTGTGCTGATTTCCATTTAGCATGATTGATAGCAATTGTTGCTCGTTGCTTTGCATTCTTAACTTTTTCTGTTATAATACTTTCTGCTTTAGGTTTTATTTCTATTAACTCTGCGTTTGTTCTTCCGTACTTGTCTTGGTAAACAATAAAAAAGTCAGGTATATAATTAGTACGTCTACCTTTAAAAGGATGCAAATAAGGAATAACGATAGATTCACTAGCCCACTTAACCACTTTGTCATTGGTATCACAAAAGATCATAAACGTAAGTTCCCAGCCTGATCGATACTTAGGCTTGCCTTTACCTACATATTTGTGTGGATTTTTTATAGTGTAAATACCCTGTGCGTATTTTCTTCTACGAGGCATTTGTTCCCCTTATGGTAATACGTTGCGTTGTACTGCTTGATTAGGAGTGGGTACCCTTGATACTCCATACAATGCTGTTTTTGACTTTAATAAATTGAGATAAAAAGCCATTTCTGTGTTTACTTGAAGTTTTGTTAGTACATTAGTCTTAAAGTAATCCATAAAGATTTGAATGTTTGTTCCTGTTTCTTGTGCTATTCTAAACAGTGTAGTTGCATACTGTGATGCTGTCTGCTTAGTTCTTTCAGATTCAGGATTGCCTTTTAAGACTCCTACAAAATATGAATATACTGAATCCCAATCAGCGGCATTAACTTGTAATGGCACACTATAAAACGTATCAAAAATTTCTAATGTGTTTTCACGGTATGTTATGTTTATTGGCATTATGCTCCTCCCGTCCCGTCTGACTGCCCGCCGGCCGGTGGAGGTTCATCTTGTGTGTTATTGTTATTAGCACCTGTAACTACTCCTTGGTTAGCAATGTTTACTATTGTTGGAGTTGCGCCATTAACTGGAGTGTCAGTATCTCCTCCATTAATAAGATTATTTAAAAAGTTCGTTGCGTAATCTGTCAATCCGGAAGTGACTTGATTAACCGCAGTTTCAACTAATCCTGATCCACGATTTTGATATGTTTCATAAGCAAAACGAGCATAATCTCGGGCTGTTCCATCATCTCCTAAAAATGCAGGAGGGAAATCTCCTATCAGATTATTACCGCCCTGTTCAAGTGGACTTTCAGTTATATCATAACTGTCAGGTCCTCCGAATCCTGCTACTTCCTCTCCATCAAATTCACGTCGGGGTAGTCCTGTACCGTCTTCTAACTCTTCTCCTATCTTGCCTGAGTTATAAACTACAGTTTCATAGTTGATAGTCATTCTATTTTGCATTGTTCCGCCACCGTCTGCATAATCATAAGTGTCATGGTCAAACGTTGTGATGATTGGATTAATTAAAGTGTATGCAATGTAATTTCCTGCCCACATACCATATACAGTGATGTTATTAAAGAAAGGAACTTTCTCTCCGCCGTCTGCTCTATTTCCACTTGGACCCCGGGCATCTCCCCTATAACCATATTCGGTATCACCTGATATAGATGGATCATATATATTACGTCTATTGTAATCTTTTATAGCCGGTGCAGTAGTCCAAGGGTCAACTACAGGATTCCATGCATCTGCATAGTTATATCTATAGTATGCGTCCCACATTGCAGTAATCTGCGATGCATTATCATCATGGAATGTAATGTCAATAGGTTGATATTTTATCTTTGATTGAATCAAACGTTTTCTATTATATTGATTCATCTCTTGCACGTCCATATTAAACGTGGGCAATTTAATTTGTTTTACTAAGAGTCCGTAGTTTTGTCCTGTTGGAGGTTGATATGCTGTAGGGTTAATTTCAAACCAAGTATGGAAAGTAAATTTGACTTTACCTGCATTGGCCATGCCACCTGGCAAAAAGTTTTTCTGAGCATGAGTATAGTCTCGCAGATATGTTCTGCCAACTAAAGTGCCCGTGAGGTTTTGAAGAAATTCATCTCTGACTTGTCCAAAATCAATTCCCATATATTAATCTCCTATAAGAGTATTTATCTAAACTATATACCCATAAAAAAACCGGTCGAAACCGGCTTTTTTAATTAAAATAATTCTATTACTTACGTAGCAGTACCAATCTGACTTGGGAATGTCTGTAGACCAGACTGTCCAACACCAGCACCCGGTACGCCGTTTAGATCGCCGCCAGCATTTGTCTGGACTGCGTTATCGTAACGTAGAGTCATAGCAATAGTCACTGCATCAGATGTACCATAGTTTAGAGTCTGATAGTTTGCTTGTTGTAAGAAACAACCTGCTAATGACCAGTTTTCTAATACTGTTGGTGTATTGATACCGTTACCACCGTCTAAGATTTGAATTTCAGTTTCAAACTTATAGTCTCCACCTGCGGCCGCTGAGGACTGCTCGTAGAAATCTAATTGACGTTGTAACTGAGCACCAACTGCTTTTGATACATTACCAGAAGCATCGTCTCTGACGTTGATAGCAAGTGTTTGCCATGTGTGTTTACCAGCAAGATAGACACGTGAGTTGTACACGTTCATAGTGATTTCGTCAAACTGAACTTGTGGTCTCGCACAGTCTACTACTTGTCTAGTAAGAATAAGTGAAGAATCATCGTCAAAACCAAAATTAATAAAGTTCACACGGAATCGATATTGAAGTTTTGGCATCAACAAGTTTTGGTTAGCGCCTCCCTCAGGTTGTACCGAAAGTTTTGCTAATGTATCTGAGGCTGTTGCCATTGTTAATCTCCTGTTTTAATATATCTTAATATATATTTATCTTTTTAATTCAGAGAGGCCGAAGCCTCTCTGTATATCTTTTTTACTAAGATCCTGATAACTCACCAGTGTTGAATATTCTGACCGGAACATAGATAAACTCAGCGGCTTTCACGGGCTCTACTGCTATGTCAATCCAAAGTTCATTTCGATCAATTCTTGCTGGAGTGTTGTTAGAATCATCACAAACTACTGAGTAGTCATATAATCCTCGTTTTGAAACTAGATCCTGGAACAATGATTCGACTACTGCTTTAATAGACTTTCTTGTTTGAGGGTCATTAGGTTCAAAGACAAATGGTCTTGCGGCTAATATTAATTGTCTACGAATGTAAGCAACTAATCTTGCTACGTTTACTCTGTCTAATGCAGATGATGAATCAAATGAAGTTTTGTTACCATAGTTCAATAATCCATTACCTGTAAAGAATACCATTGGGTTAATAAAGTTAGTGTATAACACATCTCTAATACCAATACGTGTTCTAATTGAGTTAAACTCGCCTTCGTCATCGATGTATCCGATGCTTGTAGCATTATCGATTATACCACGTCTAGTACCTGCAGGTGCTAACCAAGGATAAGCAATATTGTCATTACGCAACATAGTTCTTGTCATCATATGTGATGATGGGACAGCAACTAAGTTACCTGATAGATCACTAGTGATACCTGATGGATAGAATAGACCCATATAAGTATTTCTACTTACAAGTCCATCTTCACCTGTTGTTATTGCGCCTGCGGCGTTAGTTGCCCAAGCCTGAATTTCAGTTGCATCATCTTTCAATCTCATTGGTGTATCACCAACGATGTAAGAAGTTTCACCTCTATCAGAGTTTAATGCTATCATGTTAGGCTGTAGTTCAGGATAACCTGGAGTTGCTTGTAAGTTGAAGTAGTTATCTTCGTCTCTAATTGCAACGTTAGAGTCAACCGCTGAACGTAATGCTTGTGTTACCATTGATCTTTGTGCTTTACGACCTGCGTTCATTGCACCGTTAGACGCATCACCTGAAGCAGATACCCATGCATCTTTCTGTACTGGTAAAGTATCAGACGGGAATCTGTCACTGTTAAAGTAATTTACACGATACTGTTTAACGTTATATGAAGAACGTCTTGTGTTCCAAAGCAACATACCTTGTGGGTAGTTTCCTGATAAAGGAGCATCGACATCTAAGTAATCACTTCCTAACATTGATTTGATAGTCGGTATCGGATCATTTGCAGGGTTAGTTGTTCCGTTAGTTGCCCAACGTGCATCTTTAAATAAGATACCTTGTGGTGTAGTTTGATCTGAGTTGTCAATTAAGACCCACTTATCAGTAGCACTACCGCCACCTGTTGCTGGAACTGACTGCCATCTATAGAATAATGGATATTTCTCTAAGTCAGAAGTATCTAACCAAAGATCACCGTATACTAATGATGTACCGTCACTTTGAAGTGTAGGCTCACTAGCAGACACTAAAGGTCCTGCTGGATCAGTTGCATTTACAACTGATGGGCTAGGTAATCCGTTTGAATCATAACCTTGTTGACTATAACCTTTCCAACCACCGTCATAATTAATCATAATGTCTACTTGATCAGTTGACGAGTAGTACCAGTTAGTCATGTTACTAGGTATTGCAGTTGGCGCGCCTTCATTTGCTGTTAATGAATCGGCTCCTGTAGTAGTCAATGAGAACTCTCTCCAGTTAGATAACTGAGTTGTGAACGCATCTGAGCCAGTACCTGTGCTTAAAGTATAAGATGTGACAACACCTGCTGTAACACTTGTAATTTTTACTTGTAAATCATTTGCTGGTGAAGAACCGCCTAAGTCTGAACCTAAGAAAGTAACTACGTCACCTACAGCATGACCTGTACCACCGTTTACTACAGAATCTGGATCAAAGTCATAGTAACCATAATCATTAAGTACTGCGATTGATAAGCCAGTACCTGCGCCTGATGAAGAATCCTGTGTAGGTTGAAACTGAATGTCATCTCTAAATGGTCCATTCTTACAACCTGATGTATTAACAGTAAATCCTGCTTCTGCAAATAAACCAGAAGATACACCTGTAGTGTTATCAAAATCGTCTAAGATTATAACACCACCTGATGTGTGTTGTAATTGAATAGAACCATCATCGTTTACACTTGCTGAAGTGTAAGGAACGTTTGCCGCTGACCATGCAGTTACAAAGTCAGATGCATCAGTTGCATCACCTAAGTTGAATGTATAAGGGCTACTTAATGTTTGTGACCCAGGAGTTGAAATTTGAATTCTTGCTACATATGGGCCTGAAGTAAAGTCTGGTCCAGTGTTTGTACCGTTGATTACTGTTGGGCCAGTTGCTATTCTATAGAAGTAGTATACTGGAGCCGCTGTGTACTCACCGTTAAATGCATATTGTGCATAGACAGTTCCTGCAGGAATTGCTTGTCCGCCTGTTGAGTCTGCTGAATAGATTTGACCCCAATCAGAGTCTGCAAAAGTAGGTGTCTTAGGAATATATGTAGATGATGTGCTATCATATTCAGCAATTACTGGTTGTAATCCTGTTCCGTCAACCTTAATCCATACAGAACCAGTTGGAGCAGGCTGAGCCTGTCCTAATTGCCATAATGGCTGTTGAGCAGATGTACCATATAATGATCTTGGCTGGAAGCCAGTTACATTAGTACCTGTAAATCCTAAGTCAGTAAAGATAGTACCTGTTGCGTTAGCAAATCTAACATAGAATGGGATCGGAGGACTACCTTGATCTCCACCTGTCTGTGAAGAATAAACTTCAAGTTTGTTATCAATTACTGCCGCTGAAACATAGTCCCAACCTAATGCATTAATATCTGCCGCTAACTGACCGATAGTGTTATTCGGTGCTGCCTGGACAGTAAGTTGTGCTACGTTTGTTCCATTCATGACCAAGTCGATTGTGTCGCCTTGCGTTAATGTAGGATTAGATGTAGGTGCTGTGATTGAAGGCCATGCCTTGAACCAATCTACTGAATCTAAACCAACCCATGTATTCTGACGATTCTTGTACCAATATGTAGGTGCATTGTCATTGTTAGGGTTTCTATAATTAGGAATTGCAACTACTGCATAGTCACCGATGTTTCCTACTGATTGTAGAGGTGTACCTACTGACACTAAAGTAGAGTCAGAGATAACGATTGGTGCTTTTGCTGTAAATGCTCCTGTTGTTGAATTAAACTCATTGATTCCCCATGTAGAAGAAGTTGTGTTTAACCAAAACGAACCGTTTGTAGGTGCCCCTGTTGGACGACCTGTTGATCCTACTAAACTTGCTAGATCAACGTCTGCTCTTAAAACAAATACTTGATTTGAAATACCAAGTGCAGAGTATGCCGCTAGTAATCCATATTCATTTAATTCATAGCCTTGTAACGGAGTACCGTTTGATGCTGTGTAAAAGAATGGGTTACCATATAAAGTAACTAGATCACGTTGAGAAGTTACTCTGTATAATTTACCTGCGTTTGCGGCCGTCGTGGCTGCCGCAGTCGATGTTGATGTTGGATCCGCTTTATCTTGTGCTGTTGCTAACAAGAAGAAGGGAATTGATGCTGTTGCGCCTGGTAAGTATTGACTTTCATCAATGATGCTTACTTCTACGCCTGGTGATGTTAGTGCCATAATAATATTCCTTTTGTATGATTTTGAGGGTTACACCCTGATTGTTTTTTCATACTATTATTTATCTTGTTGTACAAAAAATAATGGTTTAACATACCTTCGAAGGCATTTTTATAAATACAGTTATGAGTTTACCTAGACCAATTTGTAAAGTTTGCAACAGAAAAGTGTGTGCCGTAAACTATGTTAAGAATGGCAAACGACATTATAGAAGTATGTGCAATCAATGTGGCAAGGTGAACAAAACAAGAAAACCTATATATCTTTGGCAACGAGCAGGATATGAAAAACAAGATACATGTTTCTTGTGTGGATTTAAAAGTTTATACTCTACGCAAATGGTAGTGTATCATATAGATGGAAGACCGCAGAATACAGACTTCACAAACTTAAGAACAATATGTTTAAATTGTATTGAAGTCGTAAAAAGAAAACATGTAATGTGGCACAGGGGAGATTTAACTGTTGACTATTAACTCTATATGTTTATGTAAGTCATCAATTGTGCCATTGTTGTCAACTTGATAATCGTAATCTAATCCAACACTACTATACTCACTAGCATGAACTCCTAGATCGACTAGTCTTGCTAATGCTTGAGGATTTTCATAATAATTATAATCTACCGCATCATTTAACCAGGTAGGCTGTTCTCCTCGATTGACTCTGAGTGTAGTTCCACCTGCATTTTTAATTGCTTCTACTTCATTTTTAAATCTGCAATCAGTAATGACTACGTTATCTTCTATTTTACGTAATTGATTTTCAATAGATGATACCCAGATATCATTATGAAATGATCGTCTGCCTACTTCAGTTCCCCAATACTGCAAGACCCAACGGGGAGTCAAATGAGGCATATCTAATCGTTTTGCCCACCACTCATCAACTTCTTCTCGCCACTCTCTACTAGATTGAGTAGTGCCTTCTAACATTTCTCTGTCCCAGCCAAAGATAGCAGAGACACAATCCTTCAAGGGACCTGCATAACTCAGTTTTTTAAAGCCGTGAAATCTTATAAGATAATCAGCCGCAGTATCTTTGCCACTGCTGATAAGTCCTGTAATACCTATAATCATATTGGATAGTCCTGTAGTAAAGTAATAATATTATACAGGGTTTATAAAAGAATGTCAAGTGTTTTTGGAAAAATAATCTAATATTTTATCTATTGCAAAATGACGCATAACATTCCCGTTAGGATGCACTCCATCTGCAAATATATTCGGGAGTGCTTTTTTCGCGGACAAAATATTTTCATACTTAGACATTTCACTTGTTAATATATCTAAATTTTTATCTTTGAACGGGTTATTATAGTAATCGAAACTTTGAAAATGTGATGTAGGTAACTTATAGCCTACAATTTCTGACAACAAATCTTCAATTATAAAATCTGCCCAATTATAGTCATCTGGTCTATATAGTGATGCATGTCCACCTACGATTGCCCATTTAGCATTTGGGCATATATCTCTTATTTCAGAAACTGCCTTGTTAACTTCAATGTGCAACCGATCGAGGGTATCTAAAACATTTTCAGTTCCAAAACGTGCTTTTGCATAATGTGGAATGTACAATGGAAGAAGTTCTTCTCTTCCTAACTCAGTATAAAACCAAATAATTAAATCAATATCTTTGAATTTAGATAGTAAAAAAATCCTGCCTTCATTAAGAGTTTGTAGATTGGTGCCACCGTAGTGGGAACAGTTGAAAATTTGATGATCATCATATTTTGGCCAGTGAGATGAGTCGAAAGCGGAAGCCCAGTATTTGTGTTGTATTTCACCGAAGTAATAACCCCAACTATCTCCGACAACTAAAATGTTCATTTAACAATTTTCCCAGAATAATTTTCGTCTGGACTTAAATGTATATTAGGGTCACAGGGCATGACCCAAAGTCGTAAGATTTTATGTTTGGGTACATGTTTTAATGGAGGACAAGATCGATATAGCAATTGCCATTCTTGGTCTAATACATATTGCCAATGTCTATAATTGAATTCAATATCTTCAATGATGCCTTGTCTGTAACTTTTTGCATGATCCAAAAAGGAAGTTATTCTTTTGTGTGCTATAGAAATATATTCACTTATACTAATATCTTTATTAATTAAGTCTGGTTCAGATGTATATTTTCTAAATGTTTTAAATCCTAATCCTTCTAATGTTTTTTCTTGTAGATCGAATTTACTAATTCCCATAAAAGGTTTTTTAGTTGCAATAGGTTTCCAAGTTTTTTCTGTAGTAGAGTAAATATCATGTTCCCAAAAAGGGCGAACTTCCATATCCTCTGTTATACCTTTAAAGTCATCAGACCAATGAGCGGGATTAGGATTGTCAAACCATGTTTCAGGCATAACGATTAATGATGCATTGTTCCATTCGTCAGGGAAAAGATAATTAGCAACATCAAAACTATTTACTTTACCACTTTTAATTACTTCAGAAAACGAATCACCGGGTAATGTTCGTTCTAGTTGACTATAAATTTTTTTTAAATCTTCTAAATTTAAATCTTCATCGATACCATTTAATATTGGTTGATAATCTTGTGATATAGAATCTTTGAATGCACCATACGGATTTAACGAGTTTGTCAAAGAGTAATCTAATCTATCAAGTGTGTTTTCTTTAAAGAATTGATACAACAAAGGCAGTTTATGAACTCTACCTGTAATATCACCTATCAACCACAGTGCTTTCTGATCTTCTTTATCTAATGACTTACTCCAATCTCTAGTTGTGTCTAATCCATGACTTCTTTCTTCGGTTCCTTCGGATCTTAATAAAAAATATCTAGGATTATGACCAAACACCATGTAATGATCTGGCAATTCATTTATGTTAACTCTGGTACCTTCATGCAATAGATATACATGTTTCAGATTAGGAAACATTTGGCTTGTATGTAAATATTCTAGTGTCTGTTTTGTAAACGTGGTGTAATCCCACCCAACTTGTGGTTCATACAACATAAAACTAATAATCAGATGTTCGATATTTTGTGTTTTGTAACGGCCAATAGAATTGACATTCCCATTGAAGGGCACATTACGATCATGTCCGCACTCTACATTAATAGACCAAATGGTATCTGTGAACTGACAACTAGAAATCGTCATGCAATATAGGTTAGCCTTGAATCCAAGTGAGAGGTTGTGAGTAGTCTACGTAGTCACGTAAATCTTTATGACATTGTTCTTGTGCCGCAAGACCCTCTGCCTTCATTGCCGCACCATTAAGAGCAGTTCCACCTGCGGGACCTGCGATAGTTGAGAATTTTTCACGTGCTTGACCTATAGTAATCATGCATGTTGCTAACACATAATTTTCTAGCCAAGGTGCAATACCCGGGTCTTGTAATAAAGTTGTTTCTGGGCGTTGAATATCAGCCCAAATAAGAATCTGTTCTCCGGATCCTTTAAAGTCCCTAACAAATCTAATTGTTTTAGTTACTGGATCAAACGTGTATATAACAAATCCACCAAACATTCTAGCGGCTAATTCTACATACCCTGCATAGAAGTCATACGTTGCTAGTCCACCTGCATAGTTATAGTTTAACAGATACGTGTTTAAGATAGCAGATGAAAACGGATCGAAAGATGATGCTCCTGGTCCTGTTTCAAGTCCAATTGTTCTTCTAAAACATTGCCTAACATTAATAAACTCTGTTGGTAATGTATAAGTATCTTGGTCTTTTTCTACTGTTAATAAAGTATAGGACTCTTGCACTGAGTTTTCAGCACGTTGTCTATACACTTTAACTGCAAAGTTGTATGCCGCTTCGTAGTGTTCTGGATCTAATTCTAAGTCTACAATGCCATCGCCCAGCCTGAAACGAACCTGATCAAACATATTCTCTTTGAGTTGTTCGAGGTTTTCGCCGTTTGGTACTGCTAGTTCTTCTGATGCCATGTTGATAAATTCCTATTTCTAGTATTTATCAGTCTAAATGTTTTTCTGTTTTATATAATTGTTTAAATCAGTGGCTCTGGATAGATGTGCGTCTGCTCCATGGTGACCATATTTAGCATTTGGATTCATCATTCCTGCTTGTTTATACTTTTCATAAAAGCCGTAGTCATTGTTTCTGTACATGTAATAACGTGTAGCATCAATCTTTGATAGATATGGCTTTAACCATTTCATGTTGCGATTATTGAATGCGATGCCCGAGTTAGTCATAAGATATCTGATACCCTCTGCTTTAAAAAAGTATTGCAGTGATAAAGCATCTTTGGCAGTTAAACATTCAGTATAAATCTCTGAATACACTAAAAATCTTTGTGCTGTTAAAAACTGTTCTTTTTCTTGTGGTGCAACATGATGTGGATCTGTCATTGCATTTACTTGAACTGAATTTAGAAATGACGGGTCTGCCCAATCAGCACAAGTGTCCTGGTTGATACCTACATCATGCGGGACGGGTGCTTCTATTCTACAACTCTCTGCCCAGTTAACCAAAACAAAAAGATTGTTTGCTTTATTTGACACTAAATCTTGGTTAAGTGTAAACCAATTTAGTACACTACGATGTATAGCGCCATTAGAGGAACCGTTTCTTGCAATATTGATAGGAGTATGGCCCATCATTTTTGCTAGTTGGTTACCAAAACTTGCCTGACGATTTTCTGGGCTTGATAAGTCCCCATGAATTTCCGCTCCGGCGGCATGACTACACCCCGCAATCAACATATAATTTGCCATATTATTAAAACGCCTTTAAAATAATCATTTGGTCATTGAAACGACCTTTGGGTTGAACACCTACTGCTTTGATAGAATCAAAGAATTTACGTGCCGCGGGCTTACTGCCCATAATTTCTTTTATTTGTTCTTTGGGTTTGCGTAGTGTTTTAATTGCACTCTTGGACTTGTCAAATCCGTACAATGTATTTCCTTTAACAAACATTTCTCCTGCCATTTCTTCTGCAATATAATGATGAAGTTTACGTTTAGCAGTATCATAACACCATGCTTCTTTAGACATATGAAGTTCTGCTGGTCTAATGCTTTCTAGTTTAAGTTTTGTTACTTCACATTCAAAACGTTTTTGATACTTCAACTTTTGTGTTGCTTTCTCAGGAGTGATAGGCTTAGTCTTACGTTTTGCTCTATTTTTAATCTTAAGAGCCTGATATGAATTCAGTACACCAATCATATTATCATATGCAACTATGATACTTTTGACTTTTCTCTTAGATAAATGATTATATGCTTCAACTAACTGTTCATCTTTACCTTCAATAACTTCTTTGAATTCTTTTTGTTCTTTTGTATAACTATCGACTAGTTGAGGTATATGATTGGGTAAAGGATTGTATGCGTTTAACACTCGCATGATTGCTGTATTAAATTTGGCATCTATTTTGATCTCGTCTTCAAAGAATTGATCTAAAATACCATCGATTTCTCCACCTGCTTCCATTAACTTGCCAAGCATGATTTCTTGTATAGAAGGACGATTGGGTTTGTCTTTTGCTTTTTCTTCTTTTACTTGAGCAATCTTGGCTCCCTTTACAAGCCATTCGTCTTTGAGTTTAGTGATATGATCCCAGTGACTTTGTGGTGCGTACCCAACTTTGTTTAAGAAAAATACAGTTGTCCCGGTAGAATTGAAGTTCCAATCTGGATTTCTAAGAATAACTTCGATTTCTTCTGTAGGCCACCCAGATTCTTTTTTGATCCATGTTTTAAATTCAGTCAGTCTTTTCTTATCACTGATTTCTGTACGAATAAAATATTGACAATCTTGGAATGCTTTGTTGCGTTCCTCTTCGTCTAAAATTTCCTTGTGCTTTTCCCAATCTGGTTCGGGTGTCAAGTAAACTGTTTTTTGTTTTCGTCTAGCCATTTTGCCCCTTAATGAATTTAATGTTCATACTTAGTGATTGCATTATACATTAAATAATTTTTTGCTTCAACCTTTTATTTACCCAAATTCTTCGTCTCATTGTATTGAGATAAATATATATATGCCAAGATTAAGTTTATACCGGGAACAGAAGCAAAACGACTACCGTTTTTTAGACAGAAGTATTTCTGAACAGTTGACTGTGGGCGGTACTGATCTATATATTCACAAGTATGCTGGACCGCTGGATCAAGGTCCGTCGAATGATTTTACACAACCTGAATATAGTTCAATGGATCCTACAAACATACAAGACTTGCTATTCTTAGAGAATAGAGATAGAAAATATGAAAAGGATATTTATCGATTACGGGGCCATTACAACGTACAAAACTTAGACTTTGATCTAAGTCAGTTTGGTTTATTTTTAAGTAATGACACTATTTTTATCAACGTGCATTACAATGACATGATCGATATCTTAGGTAGAAAATTAATGGTAGGTGATGTTATCGAACTACCCCACTTACTAGATTACAATCCCTTAGACGATAATCCTGTAGAATTTCCAGTAGCACTAAAAAGATTTTATCAAGTTACAGATGCTAACTATGGTAGTGAAGGCTTTTCGCAAACATGGTATCCTCATCTATGGCGTATCAAATGTGAGAAACTAGTAGACAGCCAAGAGTTCGCAGACATCTTACGTCAACCAACTGACAAAGACAATTACTTAGGTGATTGGGATAAAAACAAAACATACCCTGCAGGGTATACAATGACATTCGGTGACAAAAACTATATCGCACTACAAGATGTACCACAAGGAACAAAACCCGGTGACACTGATCCAGATCCGTATTGGGAACTGGATACAGGTAAAACACTTAAAGATGTATTAGGTCGATATAATGAAAATATTAGAATTAACGATGCTAACTTAAAAGAAGCAAAACGTATTGTACCGAAAGCCGGTTATGATACATCTAATTTATATGTCGTGCCGGGTTATGGCATCTTTGAAGCAAACGGTGTACCATCTGACAAAGAAAATCAACCCGCACCTCCTGTCGATATACGTTCATGGATGCCCGGTAACAGTGCATTAACTGCTACTGGACAAGTTATCACAATGAAAAGTGACAAATACAAATATGAATCTACTGGTATAAGAATACCCAAAGAAGTTATTGATGTAATGCAAGCCAAACACAGTGAACAAGACATAGACTTAGAAGCAATGATAGCAAAGTTTGTACAAGCAAACTTATCAATTGCAGTTGAAGCACCAGAGATGTCATCAACTGGCTCAGGTCAAATGGAAGGCACAAAATTATTGACAGTTAATATAAGTGGTCCTGTAGTAGGTCCATATGGTACTGCTGACAACACTTATGCAACAGCAGACCAAGATCCTACTCAACCAGGCTTTACTGGTACGGAACCTTATGGTCCGAATACAATGGACTATCGTGCTGACTGTGATCCTCGTTTTCAATACATTGCAAGATCAACACCACGTGACTTTGGTTATACGTCAGGGTACTTGTCAGGAGAAGGTGCTCCGCCTAATGGTCTCCCAGCAGGCGCCGGTATTTCGTTCCCACAAAGCCCGCAAGTCGGAGATTATTTCTTGCGTATAGATTATACACCTAATGTACTGTATCGATGGTCAGGAACTCTTTGGTTAAGAGTTAGTGAGAACGTAAGAACATCTACTGGCTTCACTGAAGAAGATACATCACAACTTTCAGGATTTATAAATAATGAGGCTGAAATATTCAGCAACAACGATGAAGCAAACGTACCATCTGCTCAAGGACTAAGTGGCATCTTAGACTTAGAACCAGATGATAACCCACCAAGTGACGGGACATAATGGCACAATATTTTTACGACAATCAGATAAGAAGATTTTTATTACAGTTTGCTAAGATTTTTAGTAACTGGTATGTAACTGCAGGAAATGATCCTAACGGCAATCCTATTCTTGTAAGAGTACCAATTCAATATGGAGATGCAAGTAGACAAGCATCAACAATTATAGCAAACAACTCAGCATCTAATCTACCTTCTGCACCTTTAATAACTTATTTTATTAACGGATTAGAATACGATCAAAGACGTACACAAGAGCCTTACTTTGTAGAGAAACAGAATGTACGTCAAAGAGACTATGATCCAACTACAGCCGCATACGGAGAGACACAGGGTCAAGCATTTACTGTTGAAAAGTTGATGCCAGTTCCGTACACACTTAGACTACAAGTAGACTTTTGGACAACTAACTATCAACAAAAATTAGAATTGATTGAGCAGTTAGGTACACTATTCAATCCATCATTAGAAATTCAAAACACTGACAACTTTATTGACTGGACATCTTTAACAGTTGTATATCAGGATGGACTGACGTTCTCATCTCGTAGTATACCGCAGGGCACAGGTAATCCTATTGATGTTATGTCATGGAAATTCTATTTGCCAATGTGGTTAACAACATCTGCTAAACTTAAAAAGTATGGTGTTATTAATAAGATTATTACTTCTATCTTTGAGGGTAAAACACAAGAAGATATGAAAGATGATGACTTGTTATTAGGTACACGACAAAAGATATCTCCATATGGTTATCAAGTATTGTTCATAGGTAATTCATTACAGTTATTACCACAAGATCAAGTTGATCAACCTTCTAACTTCTCATTAGATAAACCAACTAATCCAGACACTGATTTATTTTGGACATCTATTTTAAATATGTATGGTGCATACCGAGGAGGTATTTCGCAAGTTGCATTACAAAATCCATATATGGATACAGAAATTATGGGTACAATAGTTGTCGATCCACTTGATGATCGTTATTTAATTTATAATGTTGATGAAGATACCTTACCACAGAATACATTAGACCCTGTAACTTCAGTTATTAATCCTCAAGTATCAGGACCAAATAACGGACTACCTGGACCTATTCCTAATGTTAGATATTTGTTAACACAAGATATAGGTTCTAGTACATCATCATGGGGTACGATGATAGGTAGTCAAACAGGTACATCAGCATTACCTGAATCTCAAGTTGCAACTACACTGACTCCTGGAACATTATATCAGATTGCTACTATAGGCACAACTGATTTTAGATTTTATGGTGCGCCAGATAATAATATAGGTACACAGTTTACAATGAACAATGTACAACCAGAAGGAACAGGAACAGTTTACACTGTTGTAGAAGCAAAAGCAAATGATATCATACAATTCAATGCAGATATTATGACTTGGTTTGTTGCGTTTGATTCTGCTATCAACAAAGATGAACTAGAGTATGTGACTAACTTAACCACAGAGATTCAATATCGATGGGCGGCTACCCCTGCTGATTCTACTCAGCCCGGGCTCCCTGCACAATGGATGAAGTCCTACGAAGGCTATTACAATGAAGGTGACTATAGTATAGTTATTTAAGGACGACCCTGTCACCTACTAAATAACTGTATGGCAATCATTATAAATCAATCTGCCGGTATATTCTTTTATTGCAAGTCTACCAAACGATCACTTTATCTTCTAAGAAACGAAAGTAAGAATCCTACATGGTCTATCCCAGGTGGCAAAATAGAAAAAAATGAAACTTTGTTTGCTGGATTAAAACGAGAGTGTATGGAAGAAATTGCATATTGGGAAGATGATTTTAAATTAGTACCTATACAAAAATTTGTTAACAATACGTTTGCATATCATACATTCTTTTGTGAGATTGAAGAAGAATTTCCCCCAATTCTTAATGATGAACATTGTGGGTATGCTTGGGTAGGAGATGATAAGTACCCAAAACCCTTACACCCCGGGCTATTTTCTACGATTAATATAGATAATGTAGTAGAAAAGTTATCTAGTCTAAAGAATCTCTAATACAAACCCCCTCAGAGACGTTCTAAGACGTATAATGTGCTTTTACACATAGATAGATGTCAATGATCTATGTTGCTTAGAGGACGATTTACAGAGCCTCAGGAGCAGTAATTAACACCATTTCGATCCAGCATTCTCAGTAATGCAGTCCAAAATAAGTTTACATGCTCTGCTACGTCATTTGTTGGTGAGTCATTAATTCTTGCTATTTTATCCCATTCTGCTTTAGAAGGAACTGATAGTTCTGCACCAGTACGCAGAACATCGACTTGAATTTTGCAGGCGTTCTCAAGCATATAGAGGTTATAGAGAGCCTCTGGAATATTTTTGGCTACAGATAGTAAGCCATGATTTCGCATAATCAGTAAAGATTTATCTCCGATATCTTTTCCTAATTGGGCACATGATCTAGTATCGGGAACCTCGATACAATGATAGTCGTAATAGTTTATTTTGTTTTGTACTTCGCCTGATTGTTGTGATAAATTCATCAGTCCTTCTTTCATACATGAAACTGCAATCCCCGCACGGGTGTGTGAGTGCAAAGTACAATTCACATCTTGTCGAGTTTTCATTATTGCCGTATGTATTGCATGTCCTGCATCCATATAAGATTCTCCTGCTAAGATTTTCCCATCAAAATCAACCTTAACAAGATTAGATGCAGTTACTTCATCAAACATTAAACCATACGGTGTAGTTAAATAATGATTTTTATTTTGAAGTAGCCGAGTACTTAAATGAGTGAAGATTACATCTGTCCAGCCAAAATGATGAAATAAGTGATGACAAGCGGCGAGATCACATCTTAATTTCCATTCAATATCTTCCATATATTTTATTTAACCCAAAAAGAAAGGGTGACTAGCACCCCTTCTTAACCTAAATAATATTTAGTGTGACATCCAAAACTCAACGACTGAATAGCCTAGAGTTCCTGCTACCATACCTGCTCCGATAAGCATCCATCTCCATCGTTCTAATGCTGTGATCTTAGTCGCCATTAAATCATGCGATTCTTGGTTCGACTTATTAAAATCAGTAAGCATTTTATGAGTTGATGCATTCCCTTCTTTAATCAATGTTTCGCATTCTTTAATATCATGCTTGACATCAGTTAAGGCAGTATCAAACTTTATATCCAAGTTTTTAAATTCGACTTTGAGAACAGCAATCTCAGTGTCGTACTGTTGTAATTGCTTTTGTGCGTTACTCTGTGCCATGATCTAAATACTCCGGATTATAAAGATTCAACTGTTACAATCGGATATGGTTGTCCACCATATGTGTCAGCGGGATAAGCAGTGTTGAAAGATATAATATACGCAACACCTGCAAAGTCTAATGCACGTCCTGAACCTTTAATTCTTTCCAATCTCACAGTACTTGCATCATCTAAAGTTACAGTAACAGTCATAGTGTTATCTGCTAATGCTCCATCAGCCGTATCGGCTAAAGTACAAATACCTTGATTTCCTGAGCCATCATCAACAAGATACTTTCTAGCACCTTTTTGTCTGATGATAAATCCGTCGCCTTCTATGTTAGAGCCTACTTTGCATCTACATACAGTTTGAGGCCCTGTCTGAGTTGTGTTACCAGCAACAATACGGTAAGTGTTTGATAAACCTGCCGGGTTGTTATATGTGGTATCAACATCAGAATTTTTCGATGTTTTCATTGGTCGTCCCATTTTTTGATCTCCTTTATATTTTAGTGAGTGACGTTCTAGGTCTACGCGGCGGGTACCGCATAAGTCTTGTTTGATGTTATCTTACATGACAAGAACATTCATATGTATTTATAGTTTTTGAGTAAAAACGTTGGTTATAGACGACCGACTGCTACTTCAATAATAGACATTTCTTTGACAGTTTTGTCTTCGATAGCCTTACCTAGAGTCATACCAGGATGCATTATAGTAGCAACGTGATACCAAGCAGTTGCACCACCTTGACCATCACTTACCATGATGTCTCCCTTTTCACATGTACCTGTTACTTTACATGGTACTCTACCTTGTAGTGCTATAGCAACTTTCTGACCAGAACATTCTGTGTTCATAAGATATGCTGGATTAGTTGATACAACACCTGCTACTCGTCTGCTACCTACTTCATTAGAAAGATGAACTTCTTTTTCTCCGCCGAAACATAAAACTGTTCCTTCTTCGTATTCTGCATCACCTTCATAGTATTCTGCTAAGTCAGCATAAGTTGCTGTAAGACGTGATCCTGCTGAAAGTGACCAGTTACCTGTAATTTCACCTGTTGTACCTGATGAGCCTGTTGTTAACACAGCAGTTTCAACTGTGGCAGCGGTTAAGCCTGCAACTACAGTTGCATTGCCATTAACAGTTGCGGCTTGAGTAACAATACTTGCAGTAGTAATGTTTCCAGCATTCAAGTTGCCAGTAATATCTGTTCCACCATTGATATTTGCATAGGTAGCCGAAATGCTTTCTGCTGACATGTCTTGTTCAAAATGACCATAACTACCAGCAATATTACCTGTTGCTACGATATGAGTGGGTGTTGATGATGGGTCACTAGCAGTCCACGTGGGACCTGGAGTAATTAAATTACCACTTGACTGATTTAATGTAAAGTATGCCTTTGGTGTAGTGCCGTCTAAATTATAACTTCTTAGACCTTCCATTGTTAAACGCATCTTACCAGGCATACCCGGTGCAATACCGTCAGTATCGATAAGTGCATCAAAGTATTGTGTTTCTACTGTTGTACTTACTGGTCCTAAACCAGAGTTGATACCTACAAACGAGTGTTTGTTGTTAGTAAAATCGTGGTGTACGTAACCGTTTGCACCACCTTGCTCACCTGTTACATACAAATTGCTAGTTGCGGCTTCAATGTTACCTTCGATTATTGCTTGATCTGTAGTTACGTTAGCAAATACAGCAGAATCAGCCTGTAATCCTTCGTCTGCTACAATACTTTGTGAGGTGCGTATAATACCACTCACTTCTAAGTGACTAGCATTTGCTGTTAATGTCTGATCACCTAAAAAGATAGATGTACCAGACAAATATAAATCATTAAATCTGTTTGTGCTGTTACCCAAATCATACGTGATGTTTGCTGTAGGAATAATATTTCCAGAAATGTTTAAGCCATCTGATGCTAATACAGTTGCAGTTAATGTACCTGTAGACTTATCGAATGTGAGACCGTTGTTGCCTGCTAATGCGCCAGCATCATTAAATTGAACTTGTGTGTCAACACCTGCTGGGGTAGTTGCTGGTGCAACCATTACACTATTGATGTTAGTGCCACCACCTGTAATTGCGGCGTAGCCTGACAAAGCAGTGTCCCATGTCATAGTAAGATTATTTTCGTCTACATATTCTATCGTTGGATAGTTGTAACGACCTGTATATGAAACTCCACTACCATCAATTGCTTCGACACCTACGTATCTTCTATTAAGACCATGATTAACATTCCAAACTGTTCCGGCTACGGTTTGTTCATGTAAGAAATAACCACCGTCTGGGCTAGTCCAACTTAAATTACCTAAGCCATCTGTCTTAAGAATATAATTTGCAGTACCACCGTCTATTTGTACGTTGCCTACATCTCCCAAATCAGATGCATCTGAAACTGTAAGTGTAGTAAGATTTCCACCGGTTGCAGTTATGTTACCTGCACTAATATTGCCCGAAACATCTAATGAAGTTAAAGTGCCTACACTAGTAATATTTGACTGTGCGGCCCCTGATACGGTACTTGCAATTGAGGCTAACGGTACAGTGCCTGTTACATTTGCGCCAGCGACCGTATTAGCAGTTGCGGCAAAGTTAACTTGACCTGCAACGTTTGCACCTTGAACATTTGAAACGTTACCTGCATCACCTGATAATATACCAACAACGTTACCTACGAATGTGTCTGCGGCTACTCTATTAGTAAATGTTGTATGTGTTGCGTTTGATGTGATTTCTTGGAAGCCTAATGCGATAGACGATCCTGATAGATATAAATCTCTAAATCTATTTGTATTGTTTCCTAAATCATATACTATGTTTGCATCAGGAGTAATGTCTCCTGCTACTTCTAAACTTGAAAGTGTGCCGACACTAGTAACATTTGGTTGTGCGGCTGTTGTTAAGGTACCAGTCAATGTTGAACCTGAAACATCATATGTTGCTTCAACATTACCTGCTACGAATTTTGCGTTAGCAGTATCAAACGTATAACTACCACTTACATTAAGCGGCTTATTTCCTGTTGCAGATGTAGATACTAATGCTGGGAAGTAATTTCCTGTAGTAAGATTACCTACTACACTGTTGTCTGCTACGTTAGCATAATCAACATTTAAATTTGCTACACGTGTTGTAGAGTCTACGACAATAGGTGTCGTACCTGTTGCAACGTTAGAAAATATTCTGGATGCTACTACTGCACCAGTAGCATTTAAGTTACCGACATTTGCGTTACCATTAACAGTTAAAGTTTTGTTTGAACTAAAGTCCCAAACAAAATCTCCGTCGCCATCGATAACACCTGAGTTGTTATATTGTACACTTGTGTTACTACCTTGAGCCGCTGATACACCACTGCCGCCTACTGTTGCGACTGCTCTACCACCGTAACCAAATACGTTTGATGTTAGTCCTGTTGCTGTGCCAATTGGCTTTTCAGGTCCTGCTACACCATTTGCATAGATTGTATCAGAAAGCACAATAGTTGTTGTCGTTGGTATTGCATTAATATAATAAGTGGTTCCAGTACTAATGAATGAAGATCCACTGTCCATGTCTCCTGTAAATCTAACAGGGTCGTTTACTGAAAAGACTTGTGAATTACCAATTGTAACTCTTTTAGTTACTGTATTTGATGATGCTACACTTGAAAAAGCATACTCAGTAAATGTAGAAGTATCTACTGGTGTTAATAAATTTGTGTCAGAGTATAATGTAAACGTAGTTGAAGATTGAACGTTAGCATAATATGTGCCACCGTTTAATTCTGTCATGCCTACAGCATCAGTGATTGTAACTTCTTGTCCGTCTGTTAAAAAGTTTTCTACAGTTGAAGTAACTTCACCGGGATTTGCTTTTGATACATTTTCGATGTATGCTGTAATTGTTCCTTTAGGTGTCCAAGATAAATTACCTAGACCATCTGTTTCAATTGTATAACCAACTGAACCACCGTCTATAGCAACATTACTAATCTCTCCTAGATCAACTAATCCTCCGGCGTCTCCGCCTCTGTTGACCCAGTTGTTACCGTCGTATACTAAGACTTGTCCGTCTGCGACTGTAACGTTTGATATGTTTAGGTTACCGACTGCGCCATCGATTTGACTGAATGTGATATCAGAGTATGAAGTCAATACTTCAATGTTTTCTAATCCACTAGTTGTTTTTCCAATGAAGACTCTTTTCGCATCACTGGCAAAACCGATTTCTGCTTCGTCTAATTGTGGTAAATCAACTAAGTTACCAGCCCTTTGTTGAATTTTAGAGATTTGTATAATGCTCATAAGTCTAATCTTTTCCTTTGATTATACTTATTTATCATTGATTTTAAATCAATGTAGCCTTTTACTAGATGTACTTAGTGTAGTATTCCTCTAACTTCTTAAGCCATTGTTGATGATACTTGTCGAACTCGTTTCCTTCTACGACAAACTCTTGGTATTCATAGTCTTTGCTACACATAAACACGACACCTTTCTTAATATTTGTGCCGTATAGTTCATTGTGTGCATCTGCATAAGCCGCTAATTGAATAAAGTAATCGTCAATCCATTCACGTTTCTTAGGTCTGTTAGTTTGTTTGTGATCCATGATTGCTTCATCACCGTCATGCAATCCTACTAAGTCAGTTGTACCTGCATAGATTTGAGGGAAGTACAATGATACTTCAGTGCCCCAAAACTCTTGGCAGTTAACTAAACCTTTATCGATAATTTCTTGTGCCATAATGTGACTTTGTTTGCTGTATGGATTTGATCCATATTGTCCCATGTCACCAGTATCACTCAGTACATAGTTCTCAAGCCATTTATGCATACGTGTTCCACGACCTGCGGCTTCAGTAGTGATCTCTTGTGCTTTAGCATAGCCAACTCTCTTGCGCCAGTTCTCTAAAGAGGCTTTCTTTTCTTCAGATGCAGTAGCACTCAATATAGTTGTTACACTAGGAAGTTTTCCGCCGTCTGGTGTAAGATATCTACGTGAGCCGTCTATGTTCTTTTTCTTTAGTTCTTCGTACGGATATTTTTGTGTTATCATTATGGCCTCAATTGATCTGTTTCTGGTTTGCCTGACCAGTTTTTATTAAGATAGTCTAATCCTAATTCATGGAAGTAATATACGTTTCTACAAAATTCAAGTGGATAAAAATTTATAGTATTAGTATGGTTATCTCTTACATCTTTTTCTGTTTTTGGAGTATGTATTAGTATATCATGTAACTTAGCATGTTTACAGTCAGTCACTTCTATTTCATCGTAACGTTTTTCTATTTCTTTCCAAACATAATCTGCAAGGTGTTTATGTCCTTTTACTGTTTCATGTAAGCAAGGTGTCTTATCAAAATCTTTTGTAACTTCATTGAAATCTTTTAATTTGCCAGGATGTAATTCTAATTCATTTGCTAAAATTGTTTCATATTTTTCGATAAAGTCACCAGTATTATCATCCACCCTTGGCATATAGTCAGTCATCAGATGATTGATATTGTTTGCATCTAATAAACTATTAATACTTGTCCAACGATGTAATTTCTCTTGTTCCATTAAACAATAATAATAATCATCAGAGTTTAAAATTATTTCTTTTTCTAACTGCGAATGAGTTCTATAACCGTCGACAATATAAAAATGATGGGGAGGATTAGCATCTGCCAAATAGCATTCCCTACGTGATGATTGTGTATATGCATGTATGTAAAAGGGATTATTATCATGCAAAAGGTCTTTGTAGAAGTATTGCATTGTTCTGCGAAAAAGTGCTTGATTTCCTTGACCGGGAATAGCAAGATTGATTAACGGAACACCTAACCGTTCTGCAATAATAGAAGCCCAACCATCTTTGATTGGATCTGATATTCCGTGTCCGTAAGTATAACTACAGCCGTTAACGACTAAGTGTGATATTTTTAATTTCAAATTGTAAAACTCTCTCCACAACCACAACGTGCTTTCTCTAGTGGGTTGATGAATTCAAATCCTTCATTAAGTCCACTCTTTTGATAGTCTACAGTGATTCCTTCAAGTATAGTGTTAGCCTTTGGATCTATTAATATTGAAAAGCCTTCATATTCATTAATAATATCTTCTTCATTAATACTGTCTGCAAATTCAAGTTTATAAGCATATCCACTACATCCTGTAGTTTCGATACCTATACGAATTCCGACGCCTTTGCCGCGTTTTTCTAAATGGGCTTTAATTTTATCTTTTGCTATGTCTGTAACATCCATACTTGTATTTAATACCTCAGTGTGTTATTATAAAGTAATTTATATTACGTGTAAAGTGAATTGGGTTTATATTTTGAATGCGCCGCGGTCTTTATTCATAGCAGATTTTGCCATTTTGTCAACAGTCTTTTCATTATCTGATTCTGCATCTTGACCTGGCTGAATGTTAACGGGCTCATGTCCTTTAAAGACTACTTTATCGCCTTGAATGTTTGAGATTACACCTTTAAGAAGAGGCTTTTCCATCATCTTATACAAGTCTTGTACGTCAAGTATAATATCATTGTCTTGGAATGTGTCGAGTAATTGATCAACTGTAAAATTGTCAGGATCAATGGATCCGTCTTCTACGTGTTGTTTTAGTTGATTGGAAACAGCCACGATGCTGGCTGCCATTGCATTACTATCCTGAGCATCTACAAACTCGTAAAGCCTCATGTGCTTTACCTTTTTGCTCTACCGACTGGTCCTGTTGATACGTCTACGTTTACGTCTTCGATGTCGCCAACAACTGCGTCAGGTGCACCTACGTCAATTTCATCGGTTCCCATATCACCTGATATGTCAACTGCTGGATCAGAAACATCCATGCTGTCAACTCCAACTTCTCCGTCGCCTAAACCTGAATCTACGTCACCGTCAAATGCATCTACAACATTACCGCCTGTAATTCCTGCTAATCCTTGATCAAGTTGACCTTTAACAGATACTAGACACTGATTTAATTCTGCAAGTGCTTGACCTGCTGTTTGATCAAATGCTTGTGCTTCGTTAACACCGATTTCTGTTTGAACTGAATCGACTAATGCCGGCATTTCTTTGACTAACATATCTGAAACTTCTTCTAACATTTTTTGTATAGAATCAACCATGTCTTGTGCGGCTAAGATTACTTGTGATCTATTAACTTCTTCGTTTTCTGTAATGATTTTAGTTCTAGGCGCTTCAGGAGCAATTTTATAATGCTCTCTAAGGGCTTGTTCAACAAACACTAATTTCATGTATGATGGATATTCAGCACCAAAGTTTTTAGATTCTTTTGCTTCAGCAATTAAACCTTTTACTTTATTATGCATAGTTTGAGTTTGGACTTTGTTTAAGCCCTTAACTTTAAAGTCAACTTCAAAGTTTTCTTTTAAAGCCTTGACTGCAACTTCTTGTGTGTTTAAATCATTAAGTTTCATATTAAATTCCTAGTAATCTCTCGTAGATATATTGTATTTATCTTGTTCCGCAGAATTTCTGGATTTTTTATACCGATTCTTTTTGTGTTCCTCAAAGATTCTACGTTGTTGTTCTTTAGATGTATTTATTAGTCTTTCTAAGTTATACACAATTTGTTTTTTGCGACCCAAATCATCTTGTAATTTCGTTAATTGAATGAGTCTGTGATCTAATGCATTCTTTTTATTTTTATATCCCCTAGTATGAATAGCAATGTCTAAATTAATAGATGCTAACTTTCCGTCTAATTGATATACTTCCGTTGCTCTGTCACTTTGATGATTGTGAGAAAAGACACAGTATGCCATTGCATTTCTTGCATTTATGAATTCATATGATTGGTCCCAATTTTTTTCAGTGACATCAAAGATTCCTAATTCATTCAAGTTACGTATTCTATACTTACCAAAGGCCTTAATACCACTGTTATCATTGCTAATATAAAGATTTTTTAATTCTTTAATTAGTTCTCCTTTGAACATCTGCTTGATTTTATTACGAGCATCATCTACATTTGTTTTCTTTTTCATACATTCTCCATAAAGTATATATTGTTTAATTCAGGTGTAGTATCTAAAAAGTTTGGTAAGTCTACACTTTCTGTGCCGCATATGATCATAGGTATTTCATGGCAATCTTTTATAAGATAACCTAAAGCATCTATGGTGTTATCAAAAACTGAATTGTTCTGTACTTTAAAATCGAACTTCCAATAATGAAAGTCAGTATTGTCTATTAAGAATCCAAATGGAGAGTCTTCTGTGTCTGCCTCTATACGATGAGGGTAATGTAATATTTCTGGGTTGCCTCGCAAACTTATGCATTGTAATATAGTATCAAAGTTTGCTTGTGAATTTCTTTGAACTTGCCATAACTTATGATTATCTCCCACAGGCTTTGACCTGTTGAGAACATTAGTATGAGTAATGTCAAACAATGTGTAACAAGTTATGGTTTTCATAGTAGTATTTAGTAGCCAAAAAAAAGCCTCTAATAAAAGAGGCTTTTTAATTCTTTAACTAAAAACTTAGTTAGTGAATGTTGCTGAAGCAGTAACTGTAGACGTTCCACCTGTAGCCGCATCGATTGCTGAAGCCAAAGTAGTTGTGTCCCAAGCGCCAGTAGGATATACTGCGATTGCTAAGTTATCTGTTGCATCATTAGTGAACTCATAGATGTAAACAATTGCTTTTTGCTGAATTGTTAACATAGAGATGTTTGCTAATGTTGTGTTTGCCGCGATATCTGCTAATTCGATATCAAAGAAGTCTAACTTAGGTCCTTGTGGTTGTACTGTTGCACCTGAGTCAACTGCGTTTACTCCTGGGTTGCTGTATCCAGTTGCGTCTAAACGTAATACTGGATAAAAGTCACCATTTGCTCTTGTAAATTGTGCCATTTTTCTATTCCTTTTTAAAAGACTCGTTCCGAGTCCTGTAGTTTGTTGTCCCTCACCATGAGGTTCATACTAATATTTAGTCCTTTGTGAGAAAAATGCGGTGATATATTACTTTGCGGCTAGATTTTGAGCAGAAAAGCCCATTCTGTTGACAAACTTAAGTCCGTTAGCAACGAACCCTTCATGTGTTTCACTACCATCATCTAAGTATCCTTTAACAGGACTAGACTCTGCGGCTTTGTCTAATTGATCTACGATGTTTTGTTTTAGATTATACAATGCAATCCAAATCTTAAATGCACCTATAACACCTTCTTTGTGTGTATTAAAATGATTAGTAATCTTTTGTCTCATTGAGTCTGTCATTGGACGTTGCTCTACAAATTGTATAAAATCATTATACAAGTTTGATAAGTCTTTTGATACAATCTTTTTGTTGATGAATACAGTGAACAAAGAGTTAAATGCGTTACGTGCCTGTGGTGCTGAGTTCATAAGAATTCTTACATCATCACCATGCTGTGCAATTGCTGTTTCTGCTTGTGATTTTAACTTACTAGGCATCTTTATCTTTGGTGTGATTGGCATCTTACTAGGTACGATTGCTACATCACTATTGTTATGTAAGTTACCAATTGTACCGTCTAGTGATGATGACTCATCTGTTGTTTCTGCATTGACTGGAATAAATGTATGTACACCTATACCTGCTGTTTTACCTTGTAGCATGTGGCCAACTTCACTGTCTGCTTTTACTTTGTATGCGATACCATTTGGGTTCATTTTAAATGAGTAGTAACCGTCTTGGTCTTCTAAAGGTTTAGCAAACAATAAGTCTCCCCAATAGTAGCCCAATGTTCCTCTATCTGCTTTGTCTAATCCGTCCCAAATACTATCAATGATGTTGTACAAGTCTCCTCGATCAACACCTCTGTTTTTATCATACTGTCTGAATTCTTGTGGTGAAAAGACTTGTCTTCCTGTACCGTCTTTTTTATTGAACATGTGCTTATCCATGATAGAAAATCTACCTTTCTGATCACGTCCAAATATAAGAGCAGGATAACCGTCCCACTTAATTGTAATTGTACCGGGTGTTGCAATAGTTTTTTCCATTGCACTGATTGCTTGTTTGGCACCCTCAACGTCGCCTAAGAACACCAAATCTTCTGGGTGATCTAAGTGTCCCTTTGCTTCGACTAAGTTGATTTTTTCTAATGTACGTAAAGTATTAGATAATGATTCACTGAGGTTCATTGTTACCTCGTTTTCAGTGATGGTATTTTTTCTGCTCTAATTGCTGATTGAGTTTTAGATTCTTTGAGTTTTGACAGGTCTTGTGCTTTATCCTCTGGACTATAGAAAGGTTTAGGATCCATGAAATACATTTTTGAATACTTCTCTTGCATTCCTTTTGGTAACACCGTACCAGTAGAATTAACCCACTGTTTTCCGTTATAAGAGGTTTCTTTTCCACCTGCATCTTTAATTGTTACTCCAACAGGTATATTTTGGACTACATTTGCATCATTGACCCTTACTTGATTGTTATCAGTTTCTTTTGATTTTAGTTCAGGTTCTTTTGCACCCTTTGCTTGTATTGATTTTTGTATAATTTCTGCGCCGTCTGCGTTCTTTGGTCCTTTAGGTGTAACACCTACAGTAGAAGTTGCCGCCCAAGCGCCGTCTGCTAACTGTGTTAAAATTTGTCTATCAATGTTTGGCTTAGATGGATTTTCTGAATTGTTATACGCATGTTCTAAGTTATCAATAATGTGGTACAATACATCTTTACTTTTTGTATAGTCTACATTCTGCATCCACTGTCCGAACCAGTCTTTCAAAAAAACACTAAGTAGTCTACCACCTGATGTTTCTACGTCTGTTCCTTGTGATTGTTCGATGATACTTTCAAAGACCCTATTTAATTCTGCAAGTGCTTGACCATCTGGTTGATCATTTGTTTGATCGACATTCATCTGACTGCTGGGTGGATTAATTAAGCCGGCTCTAAGACCTGAGTCAATTGTACTTAATGCATCACTAACGAAATCTCTTACAAAATATTTGTATGCTAATCTATCTAGTTTTGTCAGTCCGCCTTTGAGTCCTAGGCTAGGTGCTGTTGTTTTAGGTCCGCCTGTACCTCCGGCGCCTTTACCTCGGGATCGTTTGTCTCCAAACATCCAGTCACCTAATTTATTTTCATTGATAATGACTTCATCGAACTTCATTGATACTTATCCTTGATATTTTTTAATCGTTTTTGAGAAACGATTTTTGTCTCTTCCTCGGATAGCACTTAACAGTTTCTTTTCTAACTGTTCAGCCTGGACATCATCATAATTACGTTGGATGAATTCGATTAGATTAACCGCACTAGTAATGATATTGTTACCGCGAGACTCAACAATATGTGGGATATCTCGGTTGCTACCGAAATTTTCTAGTTCTTCTAAAAGGCTTTTAGTTTTTTTCTGCATAAGTATAATTCCTTATTACTATTTAGTCAATCGTGACCATTTTGGATATTATTTGTCTTTCAAAGTATTCAATAATGACTTCAATTTTGTACTTTGTACATCACCACTGACTCGTTTTTGCTCGGGCTCTACTTGATTTTCAACTATTTCATTAGTTTGTCCCACTTGTGATGTAGTTTTAAACTTATCCATGATAGATTGTGCAGATGGTTGTGCTGTGTTGTGAGTTGGTGCATTAGTGCCTGGGTCTGTGATACGTAATGTTTCTATATCAAATGCTAATTCTACCTTTTGACCTACTCCTGAACTTGATCTTGTCTTCATTAACTGAATCTGATATTGTCCACGTTCTCTCATACTACGTGATGTAAAGATACCGAACACATTGTCTGCTGTATTGATCTTACTGATACCACCTGAGATATGACTGTGATCAAATTCTATTTCTTCGACCGCACTTCTGTTTAACTGTGATGCAGTTACAAAGACTATATCTAATTCTTTTGCCAAGTTACGCAATTCTTCTGATACATACTTGTCTTTAACAAACAAGTCACTAGGACTTACTTTAGCACTTACAGGCATTAACAAATCCAAATAGTCAACACACATAAAGTCTAGTTTCTTGCCTGTTTGTATTTGTAATTCTCTTGTGTATGCTCTAAGATCATTGACTGTAGACTGTGCTGGGAAGTATTTAATTTGAAGATTTCCAGATGCTTTTTGTTTCATCTTTACTTTCATTTCAACGTTATCTAAGTCCTTAAACACTTCTTTAGTTTTAGTGTCAGTCAACATTGAATCTATACGCATTGCTGATAGTTCTTCACTTAACTCTAAAGTTACATATATACCTGATAAGCCTTGCTCAACCCAATTGACTGATAGATTTTGCATGAACAATGATTTACCTGAACCCGAACCCCCTGCAAAGATTTGCAGTTCGCCTTTGTTGAATCCACCATAGAGTTTTTGATCTAAACAGGGCCAGCCTGTAGACGATTGTCCATTGCTTGATTTAAGATGCATAAGACGAGCCCTAGGATCATCAAAGTAATCGATACCTAAGTCTCTTTGTAATGATATTTGTACAGCATCTTTGATTAACTTTTCGACAGGATCATAATCACCCTTTTCTAATAAGTCTGCTGAAGACATGATTGCTCTTTCTAACTCTTGTCTACGAGTAAACGATTCAAACTCAGTCATAAACCATTCATAATGACCCTCATCTAAATCAGCAACTGGATCAATTGTTTCTCCTGTTGTTGCTTTGATTTGTGTTGAGTCAGGCAATATTTTATATTGATCTGAATGTTCTCTCATAAACTCTGCAACAGGTCGTAGTCTTCTGTCAAAGTTTTCTGCGTTAAAAATATTAGCAACCCTAACAAACAACTCTGCGTTTGTTATCATCATTCTTAAGAACAATTCTTGTACTTCTATGTTAAATTCTTTTAGCAATTTTATTCCTCATAACTTCTACTTTTATTTTGCTGTTTGTAGCAGAGTCTAATATACTTAGTAATGTATTCAGACGACCATATTTAATTACGGCATCGTTTGCATCTTTAATGTCTTCTGACCAGTTAGGTAATGACACATCAAAACCTAATTCTAATGCTCTTTCGCATATACCTAATCCTGTCTGATCCTGATCAGGGACAACAATTACACGTTTACCCAATTTGTTAATTACAGCAACTTGATTGTCATTGATTGTGTCATGTGTCAATGCTAAACCGTTCATTGAGATAGCATCAAAAATACCTTCAAAGACTAATACGACTTCCCATTCATCCTTCTGTAAGTCAGTACCAAATACATATCCTTGTTGCTGATCATTTATGAACTTAGGATTTCTGTCGTCCATAAATCTTATTGTACTACCAACAACTTTATTTTCATATGTATAAGGGATAATTATACCCTGTGCTTGTCTACCCTCTGCATTAGGACTGACCATAAAAGGATAGTCGTTATGTTGTAGTCCCCTTTTGTTCAAGTAGTCAATGTAGACTTGATGATCTTTATTAGCAGTATAAATCAACTCACCTTCTGGCATTGATTGTTCTTTAAATTTAGGCAACTTCTGCTGTTTCTTTTTGTGTAGAATAGATTCTAACAAATCTTTATGTTGTATAGAATGTAAAGACCATTTATTAATATCTTGGTCTGGCATATTACACCACGACAAGAAGTTACGTGTACGTTTGCTAATTGCTCTACCTAATTTAAAACCGCACTTAAAGTTACAGTTAAAACAATGATAGTTCCAATCATCTCCGTCTGCTTTAATTCCCCCTCGCATTCTTTTGTCAGGGTTATGTCCATTATGCTGGCAACAAGGCGCATTGAATGAAGTCCAACCGCTTTGCGTTTGCTTCTTTTTGCCCGGGACAATCGTAAGTATATCAAACATATCTGATATTATAGACGAAAATGAGAGTTAAAACAAGTAAACAGGGTAACTTATCTAGCCAAAACAGTAACTATGTTACCCACATTAGATTCAAATTTAATTTTGACAAATGGATGATAGCCGTCGATTGTGTAACCTATAGTTCCAGATTCACTAGCACCCGTTTCTGCATTACCATATGTATGTGATTCAATATCATAAAAGTTTGAATCGACTAAAGTTGATCCTTGTATAGTGATATTGCCTACGTAGTTTGCATAGTCAATTGATGTAGTTAAGATAGGTGACATTTGTGTATTAATAATACTTGAATAATAAGTCACCGAGTCTGAATTTGCGTTTGCATTTGCATTAGGAAAAGGTTGATCGTTTGGAATCGTTACATTCTGCGACGGTACAAACGAAGGTAGTATTGAGTCAACAATATTTAAATCGCCTCTAGCACCTGCTTTAGAATCTACAAAGACAGGTAAGTTAAGATTACCACTTGGCCATTCTAATGAGTAATAACATTTTTGTGATTCGATATCTTCAATCTCGGCCGCTGTAGTGTTTAATTGAAATATACCATTGATATCAAGTACAGGGGTCAATGCTTTTCTGAAAAGGATTTCGGTACCATCTGAGTTGATGGCCCTAAATGATATTTGTTGACCTTCAGTTGCAATATATGACAAATCAACAGGCTTTTGTTCCTGATTCAGAAACTGAAACTGTAATTGATTGTCAACGCCTTTGTTTAACGTTAATGGTTTTGAATAGACTGGCATATATTTCCTCGGGCTTGTGCCTGACAGAACCACAACGATTTGTCTGACTGTATAAGTATATACTGATGTAGTGTAAGACACAAATTTTAATCTCCTATAGAATATATTTATCTTTACGTGTCTTTACCAAGAAATTTGACCATTTTTTTCAACGTACTAAATACTTTACAGACATGACAGATTCAAAAAAACCAATCGACTTTTTCGTAAAACTGACAGAAACTCACCCGTTTATTTCGGTGTTGCAATATGCCGGGGCAGACTTTGTTGGTATCGTTCAGAACCGTGATGATCTTGTTACAACTATATATGATTACGGTGCGATAGTTGATGCAGAAAAACGAATGAAGTTTTTAGAGTTAGGAGATGTTTGGTGGTGGGAATCGAATCGTCAAATACCTATTCATTTATTTCTTAAGCAAGAGTGGGCTATGTTTAAGCCTTTCTTAAGAACATTTAATAACAAATCATTGACATTGTTACATGGACCTATTGTATCAATGACTGACTTTCAAAAGAAAAGAGTTAAAAGAAAATCGATTACGTTGGTGAAGAGACCTTACTAAGTCTTTTAGCCATCTTAGCCTTTTGACGTTTCTTCTTTGCTCTACGTTTCTTAGCCAATTCTAAACTCATCTTACTTTGTACACGTTCTTCAAACGTTACACCTAATAAATGATCAAACTCATGCAAGAATACACGTGCTTGTATGCCATCCATATGTTTTCCTTTGACAACTTCTCCGTCGATCTGCTGATATGATACTACACATTCAGTGTGTCTTCGTACATGCAACCAAAGATCAGGATAACTAAGACAACCTTCTAAAAATAATTCTTGCTCTCCTTTAAGTTCATCGACTTGAGGATTAATAAAAGCCATTAGTTTTTCATCAGTGCCCATGATGAATATATTTTTCATCACTCCTAACTGAGGCGCCGCTAAACCGATGCCTAAATGATTAGGATTAAACATAACTTTTGTCATTGCTTTAATTAGTTCAGTTGGATCACCGTCAAGTTTAAAGTCCCATGGTTCACAAGGTTCCTTAAGTCTAGGATCGTTTTCTGCAATTAATGTTAAGTTAAGTTCTTCCATTATCTGTTGTGTCTTCCAAATTCATCAAGTAAGTCTTGACCACTAAGTCGTGTTCCAATTATTTCTTTTTTGCCTGACACCATGTACTCTCTTTCGATAGTACCGTCATTATATTCAACGTCTATCACACGTAAATCATCACCAGTTCTGTCTGGATTGTTGTCGTACCACATTGTAGTAAACGAATGTGCATGTACTGCTTTAACGCCCTTTGACCACTCTTCGGCTTTCATCATTTGTCTTTGTCTCTCAACGACTGCATCATATTGACTCATCTTGTTCCTCTAATAAATTCATATGCACTACAACTAGTTGTGCATATGCCACTGCATGTGATTTTTTAAATGTGTATCCTGTATTGTTGTCAATCCACACAGTTTTACTTATCTCTTTCCATGTCTGCCCAATAAGATTTCTCTTTGCTGGACGAATTACTGCCAAGAACATTGCTAGTCTTGGAATGCTATTAATAGGTTCTGGCATCTGTTGCATAACATCATATTGCTTGTTTAAATGCAACAACACTGATACAAAATTTCTTTCTTTTAAACGTTCCCAGTTAGGTTCAGCCATTAGACTTATCAAATGCATTTCATCTTGTACTGCTTTATAGATGTTTACGTTTAATAAATCTAATTTAAAGTACCCTCGTTCATCTGCTTCTTTGTAATCTAAGTTGCACATGTCGTTTACAGGATCATAGGGTACATCTGTAATGTACACCCCAGTAGGATGTTTCTTCATTGGTTGTTGTTCACGCATTGCCGCAGGAACATGTTTAATTAGTTTAAGTAATTTACTTCTGTCTCCGAAGTCTATGTCAATATCTGACTGTATACTCATTTAAGTCCTGCTTGTTTAAGTTTCTGATATGCACGTTGTACAACTATTGCTTGATGCTCTGCATCTTCTACGGCTTTGTGAGATGTTACTGCTTGACCATCTTTAAGAGACACATTACAAAGATCATAAATTGTACGTGTATCTCTAATAGTATAGAAAGGCCAGGGTATCGGACTCTCTAATTGCCTAAAGGCGTTTTCAGCCACAACAATATCAAAACCAGCACCATTACTCCAAACTGCTCTGCGGTTCCAACAGAATTTATATAGTTTATCCATAGCATCTTTGAACGAGATTCTATCGTTGTCGCCCATTGCTTCATTGATTGCATCTTCACTTTGTTCTCCCCACCACCTTAGTGTATCTGGATTTATGTGTCTGTTAAATTGTTC